TTGACTACACCATTATTATACTAGGGAGGTGAGCGGATTGACAAAAACGGAAATAAGAGATTCTCTGGTCAAGCAGTTGGAGCTTCGGGGAATGAATGCAGAGTTTTACAAAGATATGATTGACGATTATGTATATTATTGGTCACTGAAAAAGAAGCTGATTAGTGACATCAAGTCCAAAGGGCTCAGATACAAGACTATTAACGGAAACGGAGTTGAAGTCGAGAAAACAAATGATTCTGTTGTCAATCTGCAAAAAACCACAGCAACTATGCTCAAGATTTTAGCTGATCTGAGACTCAAGGATCCGGTACCTGAACCGGAAAAAGCAACAGATGGTTATCTGTAAGGAAATTGATGATTATCTCAAATATGTCAAAGAACATCCGAAGTGGATAAATAAAAAGCGAAAACAGCTTATCAAGAACATTGTAAAGCCATTACTTAAGCGAAATGATATTTTTTTCGATAAAGAGACCTATGAGAATTGTCTCGAATACTGCAAAGTAAATTATTATGAGCTATTTCCATACCAGAAGTTTATATACGCGTTTGTATTCATGTACAAAGACGATATTCCGGTATTCCCAAAGTTTTTCATCAAAGAAGGACGTGGAAATGGAAAGGACGGCTTCATTGTTCCCTTGGTAAATTTTATGCAGACACCTCTGTATGGTGTCAGAAATTATCATGTTGAGATTGTGGCTAACTCAGAAGATCAGGTCAAGGACACTTTCAAGGTTGCCTATGACATGCTACATGAAAATGCAAAGTTCAAAGGAAAATTTTCAGTAACAAAGGAGCTGATTACGAATCTTGCAACAGGCTCTGAAATGAAATATAACACTTCAAATGCCAAAACCAAAGACGGCAAGCGAACCGGATGCCTGGTGCTCAATGAGATTCATGCTTACGAGAATTATGATCAGATAAATGTGTTTGAGTCTTCATTCGGAAAAGTTAAACATTCCAGAGAGTTTATTATTACCACAGATGGCTACGTCAGAGACGGTCCGTTGGATGAGATTTCATCAATGTGCGCGGAAATCCTTGAGACCGGTGAAAATCCACTGGGATATTATCCATTCATTTGCGAAATTGACAGCATGAAAGAAGTTGATATTCCTGATGCATGGCACAAAGCCAACCCATCAATGGAGTATATGCCGATTCTGGCCAATCAGATAATGCTCGATTATCTTGAAATGAAAAAGATACCGTCAAAGAGACCGGAATTTATTACAAAACGAATGGACAGATCGGCACGAAAGGAAGAGGAAACGGTCACAACATGGCTGAATGTACTGCGTGCATGTTATGAGGGCAGTACGACAGAGGAATTAGAACTGAAAAAGCCAAGAATGACAATCGATACAAAAGGGCAGCCAGCTGTAATTGGAATCGATTATGCTGACATCAGGGACTTTGCATCAGCAGGAGTCCTTACAAAAACCGAATCAGGAGAATATATATGGCGACAGCACACATGGATTTGTGCTGAATCGCCTTTTTTAGACTCCATCAAGTTCCCGCTTAAGAACATAGGGCAGACCGAATTTAATGATTTCGAGGTGGTACCGGGACCTGTAATCGATGTGAATAGCATAGTTGATTGGTGCATGGAAAGATGTGCCGAATATGATGTCAAGAAGATAGCAATGGATACATACCGTTACACTCTGTTTAAGATGGCATTCGAGGAACGGGGCCTTACGATTGAGGATCGTAAGAATCCGAACGGTGTAGTCCGGCTGATACGAAAGATTACATCAGCAACCGGAATAATTGCACCTTTTATTCAGTCTATGTTCAGTCAGGGCATGATTAACTTTGGAGCATCAGCAATAATGCGTTGGTACACCAACAACACAAGTGTTACCGAAGATAAATTTGGCAATAAGATGTTTGGAAAGGTAGAACCGAAGCTCAGGAAAAATGATGGGTTCATGGCTTTTGATGCTGCAATGTTCTGCAAAGATGAGCTGGAGGTTCAAATAATATACATTTAGGAGGCAGCAATGTTTGATTTTCTGTTTCAAAAAAAGAATAAAGAGATGCAGTCTATGGCAGAGGTTATTGCGCTTGACTTGGAAAAGCTTAATCTGTCAAAACTGGCAATTGAAAAAGCTGTGATGATGATTGCAAGAGCAATTGCAAAGTCGGACATAATAGTTCAGACAGACAGCACACAGAAAAGCAGTATAGAGTACAGACTCAATGTAATGCCAAATGACCATGAGTGTGGCACCTATTTCTGGACAAGGATTATAAGAGAACTGTTATGGACACAGGAAGCGCTTATCATACCGATGAACGGCAAATATTACAAAGCGTCTGCATGGCAAGTGTCAAACAGTGTGCTGTCAGAGCGCATATATAGCAACATAACGATTGAATGTGCAGGAGAACAGTATGGTTTATACAAAAAATTTATGTCATCAGAGGTGATCCACTTACGGTACGACAATGCAAAGATAAGAGTATATCTGGAGTCCGTTGTGAATCAATATAACAATACGCTCAATGCAATTAATTACATGATTCGTCTATCAAATCAGCCAAAATTTAAACTGAAGCTGGGTGCAGCACAGTCCTTCAGGGAAAAGCAGGCTGATGGAACTGACAAGATAGTCACCAAGGACATGTATGCAGAGAAAATCAAGAGAATGCTTGAGAGCGAAGATCTGACGGTAATGACAGAGTCGGAAGGTGTCTCACTTGAAAATATACAGATAAATGCGAGCGCAAAAGCGGAGGAGCTTGCCAAGGTTGCCTTGGCCATAAACAACGAAGCAGCCAATGCCTTTGACATTCCGGAAGCAGTATTTAATGGGAATATCACGGAAAAATCCGATGCAACGAATGAATTTATCACATATGCATGCAGCCCTGTGGCGGAAGTAATTAACGATACTTTAACAGCGTATATCGTTGGTGAGAATGATTACAGTAAAAAATGCGAACGTGTGCTTGTATGGCTTGCTCGATTTAAGCATGTGGATGTTGTAGACAGTGCTGTAAATTTGGATAAGCTGCGCGGAATCGGATTTAGTTATGATGAGCTGCGTGAAATGGTAGGTTATCCATTACTTAATACAGATTTCAGTCAGGCGAGAGCGCTGACCAAAAACTATGCAGAGGAGGGACAGAATGTGAAAACAGAAGAACTTATTTAGATGATGAGGAGGTGATCCAATATCTCGGAGCTGTCCGTCAAACAGCATAAAATTTAAAGAAAGGAAATAGGACATGGAACAGAAAAATGTAATCTACAGGTTCCAGCAGACGGATAATATTCATGAGATTTTTATTTTTGATGAAATAAGAAAAACAGGTCCGTTCAACTGGGACACATGGCAGTACGAAGATTCTGAGACGTCAGCAAAGCATTTTAAGGAGCTTCTGGATGCAATTCCGGAGACCGATGAGATTAAGATTTACTTTAATTCCAATGGCGGAAGCGTCGATCAGGGAACCGCGATTTATAATATGCTGCAGCAGCATGGATCTTATAAAACGGGAATTGTAATGGGCGGATGCCATTCGATAGCCTTTACGATCTTGCAGGCATGCGATAAGCGCATTATGGGGCAGGGTACGACCGCAATCATTCATGACATGTGGGAGACGGTAAGCGGAAATGCTGCAGACCTGAGAGCAGAAGCGGACAATCTGGATGTCGCTATGGATAGCTGTGTAGCACTGTTTATGCAGCGGGCAAAAATTTCCGAGGATGAGCTGCGGGAGATGATGCATAAGACAACAACGCTGTCCCCACAGATGGCCTTGGAATATGGCCTGATTGATGAAATCGGGGTAGCACCAAAAGAAGAAACAGCATCGGATGTAAAATTGCAGGAGGTGCTGAAAGAAAATGAAATGCTGCAGCAGCGGCTAAAGAATCGTACAGAGCATCAGAAACAGCTGGCAGAGTTCTATCAGCTTACACACAAAAAAGAACCAGAAACAGACTGCACCGGTTGGGGTGCTTTTTTTAATCAGGAGGGAAAATAAATGAAGGTAGAAGATTTAAACCAGGAAGTAAAAGACAAGGTAATGCAGCTTTTAAATGATGCACCGCCAGAGAAAAAATCAGAAGCAATTATGCAGTCAATCAAGATGATGCAGGAAGCTATGCATGAAGATCTGATCAATCAGGTTGTAGCAGAGGCAGAGCGTGCGAGCCATGATGCCGACTTCAAGAAGCAGCTCGGACTCCGTAACCTTTCACAGGAAGAGAAAAACTTCTATGAAGGCTTCAAAGATATCAAGCAGTCAATCACGGCCAATCAGATTGATATCATTCCGACTGAAATCATTGACAGAACACTTGATGATGTCAAGAAAGCATCACCAATCCTTAAGCTTGTCAACATGGCACCTGCCAATGTCAAGAAGTGGATTGTTGCATCACATACAGGTGCAGCAGTATGGGGAGCTCTTACAGACTCAGTTAAGGGCGAGCTGAGCACAGAGATTTCAGCACTTAACATTGACCTTCACATGCTCACCGCTTACTTAGTTATTCCAAAGGCAATCAGAGAGCTTTCGCTTGAGTTTGTTGACCGTTATTTTATGGCAATTTTGTCAGAAGCCATGCAGGATGGTCTTGTAAAGGGATATCTTGATGGAGATGGAAAGACAGGACCGATTGGTATTTTCCGTCAGATTGGAACATCAAACAGCGACGGTACCAACAAGGCTAAGACGGTTGTGACAAACATCACAAAATTCAGCCCTAAAGGACTTTCAGATGTGAGAAAGACTCTTACCAATAATGGTAAGCGTGTTGTAGACAAGCTGTATCTTATCTGCAATCCGTCAGACGAGGCAGAATATGTGGATCCATGCATGTATGGAGAGGCTCTGACAGGCGGCTATGTCAACAAGTCATTCATTGACATCGAGAA